TTTATTGATTGCCAAAAGGTGGCTTCCACACTTTGGACAAGGATACCAGATAAATCTACTAGGATTCAATATATCACCCCTAGAGATATTATATAACACTTTTTGCATGTTAGCAACTTGATTTGTTGTTTTTATTGCGAATAGTGCTAATTATATTGGAACAACTTTTGCATTTTCCCACATATCAAAATCTTTCTCATCTATAGTATTAAACAGATATGGTTCATCTCCATTTTTCGGAATGCACACCTTGGATGTTCCATAGCATGCATTCTTACATTTACCGGCAAATAACCAACTTTCGTTATTTTCCCTGGTTTCTCTGATGCCTGCATAATCATTTTCTAAAAAGAATTTATTTGCAGTTTTATATGCTGTTTTCATATCTACCATGCAATCACTCCTTTTCACAAGCATTTACACCTCTTTGAGAGATAATGGCATTATCAATTCTAAAAAACAAAGTATTATCATATTCTTGCCTTGTGGCTTCATTTTTATTATAATATTTGCCTACCTGAACGTCAAGAAATTGAACATTTCCGTCATTGTTTTCTGCAATTATTGCATGTCCATCTCCTGTATTAGCGTTTTTCAAACACACACATGCCCTTGAACCATTTCCCCATTCTTGCATTTTCTTTTCTACTTTATCAAACGCAAGCTCATTAATTTCAAAGGATTCCACATTTTCCCATGCTAAAACAGGATTTTTACGAAGCACAGAATTAGACATGCCAGCAATTACCTTATATCCTCTGCATCGCATTTCATAAGCAATTGTTGAATTAACACAATTTGTCCTATATTTGATTTCTTGTTTGTCATACATCTTTGGTCTCGCTACAAACTTAGGATTAGTGCCTAATAGAGTTTCTTTATCAATATACTGTGTTTTTTCCCACGTTTTCGGTATCGATGCTGTATAACCTTTATATTGCTCCTCAATCCACTTAATTGTCTTTGTTTTCCTCAAATCAGATGTTCCGCTCTCTACTCTAAGTCGGTTATCACGCTCTTTCAATCCGGCAGCCTTTGAAAAGCTTTTATAATCTGCCATCTGTCCACGCAATTTATTCTGCAAATCCTGTGCATCGCCGCCAATACTTTTTATTGCTTCAATTTCTCTCTTGGTCGCTCTGATCTGCCGCTCCATCTGACGCTGTTTCTGCGTGGATTCATAATAAGTATAGGTCTTTCCACCGATTGTCCTTGGATCAGGTTCTTTTATATCCTCTGGGATTATAGATGCACCTTCCCAATATGGATAAAAATCATGCGTACAGTTTGCTCCCTTTAATCCTGTGACAGTTCCATACCCTGTTTCTTTGACAAAATCCGGATATGTCTTACTTTTACCTGAATAGGAAAACACTTTATTCTGCCATACTGCATGATCCGGTCTGCTACCCATGTGCTGAGTTGTGATTACAAGGTCATGGTTGGAATTTTTCAGGTTTTCCTCTGTGATTTTTCCAGATAACTGTGACATTCCAGTTCTGACAACCATTCTGGCAGCAACGTCAAGTTGGTACGATCTCCCACTTTCATAGTCAATGCTTCTCAATCCGCTCTGTGCCAAACGATGTACACAATCCTTGACTGCCTGGTCAAAAGAAAATGCTCCGGTAGATACCTTAATCAGTGCGAGATCCATCTCTCGCTGATACATATCCATTACGCCAGTTGTGCCAAGTGCTGTATTCTTAAATCCCATTGTTTTTGTCAGATTCCTAAGTGCTCCAGATGTCTGCAAAGAAGATGCCTTTACAAATTTGCTTAAGCTGTTTGGCTTTGTCAGATCTTCCCCCTGTTGTTCCCACATAGAAAGATCATTATTCCATGCCATATCACCGGCTTCTGCTGTCAAAGTTTCTCCAGCTTCCTTTGCAGATTCTACGGTATTATTAATAATCTGCTGCACCTCTCGCTTATATGCCATTGTGTTTTCTGCAACCGCCATCTGATAATCTTTATCAGCACGAAGCATTTTTATGACTTCTACACGGATTTTATCCGCAGAAAATCCATTTTCTACCATTGATTTTGCCATAAGTTCCGCTGTTTCAGTATATCGTCCGGTTTTCTGCACTCTCCGGGCAATATCAGCTATGACCTCATCCTCTAAATCTTGGTAAAGTCCAATTATGTATTTATCTGATAAAACATCTATCTGCTGTTCTGATAATGCCCTTTAAATACCCCCTAATCATCAACATCGTCAATTGGTTCGTCTGTATATTGCATATATTTCTTAGCTTCATCCTCTGGAATATTATATTTTTCCATCATATACCAAACCTTTAAAATTGGCACTTCCGGGAACGATAATGCATCCGCTCTCATCGCTTCGAGTTTCGCCTGTTTATCCTCTACATATGAATCATCAAATTCGATAGATAATGATTCATCCAGATTGTAATTTGTTCCAGAAAACTGATTTGAAAACCACATTGCCGCATGAATGATATCCTCGATATAATCGGTCGCTTGTTTTCTCTGCTTATTCAGTTCCTGCATAGCGTCTTGCTTTGTGCCGATGTACTCTGTTGCGGTCTTAATCTGACCATTTTCAAAAGTATATTTCTTACTGCCATACCCAAACTCCATAGACAGTAACGACAGAACCAGCTCAAATGCTTTTGTAATCTGATCCACTCTAATCTCTGGGTTATACTCCTTGATGATAGAATCTTGCTCTGGTAATCTCTCTCCTAATAAAACAAATAAATCTTTCTGCTGCGATGTAAGTTCCGCTTCACCATTTTTATTTATCTTTAAACATGAAAGCATCTCGTTAATAAATACTATTTTCTCGCCTTTGTCAAGATCACCATACAAGATGCTATAGCAAAGATCTACCGCCTTAAATAGTGGAATCGAATTATAAATCTTTGGTAAACCATAACCTTCCATATTCTCAATATTATTTACTTCTGCATTTATCATCACAGAAAATGGTTTAATTTCTCCCAGCTGCAAACTGAATGATTCTGAATCCAATCTTCCACCAGATTCATCAAAGACAATTGTATCTGCTTTATATAAAAATTTCACTCCAACTTTATTTTTCGTGAAAATGACAAGGGTTGTTCTTTCCTTGCCTTTAACGGTATTTGTCGCAGAAAAAGCGCATTCCGTCACAAGTTTATTTTCAACGGTCAATGGTATGATACAATCGGCATCACAATAATTTATCAGAATATTTCCACCTTTAGCCATGACAGCATTGCCATCTTTTATATATTCTGATTTATTTAAATAAAGATAAGCACCTACCGTTCCAGTAGCAGACGTTTTCTCCAACTGTTCGCGATAACGTACATCGAAATTGTTGTTTTTCAAAAACTCATTTATAAACTGTTGGGCTGTTTCTTCTTTTTCAGGCGATACAGATATGATTTCACATAAATTTGCATCATCCGCACAACATCTTTTTGCAAAATTCATCCTTGATAACTCAAATTTTTTTTTATTAAGATTTACCCGCTTATGAAAATCATCAATTAACTGATTAGAATACCAATTGTAACACTCGTCGATTATTCCGAGCGCATTACTGTTCACGTTATATCCAAGCGTATTTAAATAAGCATTTACACATTCTTTCCTTACAACATCCTCCTATCTGTCCAGATCAACATATTCAATAAAATCCAAAATTGTATAGTTCTCCGCATCCCACCAGTCATTACAGTTTCCGATGTTCTTGTCCTCTGGTATGTCTGGGTGATCCGGATCCCATTTCAGCTTTCCAATCGCACTTCGCAGCTTCTCACACTTCTGATTGATTTTCCACCTTCCGGTATTCATCAGCATGTCATACGTCCGTGGTCTGTCTGACACTTCATTTTTACGGCAACCTTTAATATTCCGGTATGGCAATCCTGCTTTTCTTGCGGCACTTCGCAAGCTGTTTATCATCGTTGTGCTCGCGCTGTCTGGAAATACCCAGTCAATAAATCCGTACTTTTCCTGGCAGTATTTGAAAAACTCTATAAACTTACTGCATATCGCTTCCGCATCAATGTCCGGTGACAGCTCCAAGTTTGCTTCCTCTGCCGTCCTCAGATCATGATATCCGTGGAAGTAAAGCTTCAGCACAAAGGTTGTCATGGATCCGTTTCCACCGAAGTCAATCCCCATCGTAATTTTTGATGGACGGTGTAACAGTTTGCCCTTTATATCACGTTCAAGCAGTGGCTCTGTATCCTCATCATACAGATATGGTTCATTGTTCTCTGCAAACTTCCGGAAAATGATTCCTTCTGCAACTGCTCGTTCGCCTTTAATGTCACGTCTATACCACACAGTGCCTTTCTGATAGGTGCTAAGAACTTTTCTGATCTGCTCATCCGTCATGCTCATATTGTCCACCAGAGTAAAATGTCCGTAATTATATCCATAGTTTGGATTCTTATCTTGCTGCTCCTCGTGGAATTTAAGTATCTCTGTGTAATACCAATGCTCTTCCTCTTTCGGGTTCAGATCATGAAATATCTTACGGTCGGAGCTTGACATCGTTCGGTCAAAGACCTCTTTCAAAAACTTCGGGTGGCATTCGTTCGCTTCTGTCACATATGCCATGCCGTAGGTATTACCCTTTATCAACTTCTCATCCCCGTCTTTACCTCCACCGGATATAAGGACAATCTTCTCCCCGGTTTTGGTCTGCACGTACACGCAATCACGGTCTTTATACTTGCCCTCGCGGCATCTGCCCTCAAAGTAATTCAGCAAACCGTATCCATCACAGTCCAAAATATTAAGCTTTGCCGTCGCATTTGATACTCCGGCTACAAGGTGTATTTTATTCTGATGTGTTTCCAGCAGCGAACAGAATATAATGGTCTGCAGTACGTTCTTGCCGCCACGCTTGCCGCCCTCCGCTACATTAAACCAGCTGCTCATGCACCAGAGAAAGTATTGATATTGCCGCTCACTGAACGGTGCCGGGCTATTCATCTGCTTTCTCCTCAAAATCTTCTATTCTGCGGTTCGCCACCGGATTTTTCAAAATATCTGCTATGGTCTGCATATTCTTAAGGATTTCCTCTCCGGTGTCATCCTTGACCTCTGCTCGTTTCTTGTCAAATTCTGCCTTGTATTTGTCGTCTGGATGCAGTAAGAAATACTTTGTTAACCAATCATATGCTTTCTGCTTATCGGCAAGCTTTAATGATACTCCATCTTTCCCTTGTTTTACCTCTTGTATAATCTGAGTATCCACATTACTGGACTCTGCCAGACGAACAGCATTTACTTCTTTTGTGAGATACTCTCCTGTTTCAGAATCTTTGACTGGTCCGAATGCACCCATAATTCTTACCGTTTCTCTACCGAAAGATAAGTAATCTCCTATGTCTGCAAAAGCTATTCGCATCTGTATCTCTACAAAATCTGCTTCTCCTGCAATAATTCTTTGCCTCTTAATTTCCTTTAAACGTTCAATTTCTGCTCGAACCACAACATTTCCCAACAATCTAGGTCCCGCACGCAATGCTGATTCGTATGTGCATCCATACGCTTTCTGGTAGCTCTGCGCCGCATTGAAAGTCCTACTGTAATATATACAAAACATCTGCTGTTCCGGTGTGAGGTCATCGTTCTGTAATGTTGCTTTCGTGCCATCATCTATAGGTGCTTCCTTCTTTGGTGCACCCTTGCTTTTTTGTGTGCACACCTTTTCCGCTTTGTGTGCACCCTCTCCTCTACTCCATGCATACCGTTTTTTCCAGCTCTTGACAGTGTTGATAGTGGTTCCATACTTCTCCGCTATATCCTTATATTTCATTCCTGCCATATAATCCTGTTCTGCTTTCTCGTACTTCTCCACTATCTCACTTCCTCTCTCTGCAATAAAAAAGAGCCGGACATACAAGACATTTAAGTCTCATACATTCGGCTCTGATCGGCACTCGCTAATATAGTATCACTATAATATAATTACTTTGTAAATAAACATTATTAATATATCTTTAAACGTTCTTCCAATTTTGAATTATACTCTTCAGTTTTTAAATTTAAATTTTTAATCTTTTTATTATTACGTTGTATCTTATTTATTAAGTAATATTCCAATATCAACTTATACTGCTTTCGAAAAAACTTATCTTTTCGCCTCGTATAAAAATAACTATATCTTCTTGTCATAGAAGTAGTATTTTCAAAATACTTTTTAAGTTTTTTCTTTTTATCCATAACCATTTCTTCTTGTTGTTTTTTTAATATTTCTTCAAAACGTTTGACTTTTAGCATATATAACGCAATATCCAAAATTGCAATTCCGCAAAACAACATTATAGTCGAAATGAACAAAATAAAATTATATAACAATTCTATATTCATTTCTCCACCTCCATCATAACCTGTGTTGAAAAACTTAAAATAACACTTAAAAAAGAAAGTGTAACAGTTGGTACAACCATTCTCTTAAAATCCAAATTAATCTTATATTGATAAGAAATCATTATTAATATAGTAAAAATAACAGCAAGTACAACCGTTGTAATCAACCCCATACTTATCAAAAGCATCTGAATAATTTTATGTTTTTCCATCGAAATACATTCATTTATTACTCCAACATTAAGAATCAAGTCAAAAAATATAATTTCTGAATATACATCATTATAACCAATAGTGACACCACACAAATACAATATACCAGCTTTTATTCCTAATGGTAATAATCCAATTATTAACGAAAACACAACCCACCGAATTAACCTTATACTCATTGTTCACCTCTTTGGTAATATATACATATTGTACCACTCCAACCGCCAATATTCAATTATCAATGTACTACAATGCTAATGTCTGTATACCATTTTTACCGGCGTGTTTCAGCCGGCAAAAATCTCAATATTCAGTTTTAATTTTTATCGCATTCACGGAATAAGTCAGCGTCTATATATTTCCATCCACCATCATAGATCATGAAATATGTATAATGCTGTGTTCTGACAATGTCATATACCGTAAACTTCTTGTACTGTTAACATAGTTCTTTTTCCTTTTTCATCAATTTCTTTCTTGGTTTTTTTAATACTTTTCGGTATGATCTCCTTCTACTAACAACCACTAATACACTTTTATTTTCGTACAATATTAGCCAGCTGTCCGGTATAAGTCCTCTCGACTTTAAAAATATTCTTTCCTCATTTGTCGGTTCTCTTCTTTTATATTCTCTTTTTAACATGTCTCCTCTCCTTTATTTTTCACTAACTGCTTGTCGTCAAACCATTTTATCGTGCCACCTCCAAACTTTACTTCCGGCTGTATGATAATGCTTTTTCCTATATGTTTTACTTCACCGTTTTTTATTGCAGTGAAAAACTGCAATGTTGTTTTATCCATGTTTTCAATACCTCCGTTAAAGTTCAGTTTAATTCTTCAATGCTTTCTCGCAGTTCCTCATAATAGTTAATCTGATCAGTACAATGATTGTCCAGTATATCAATCATTTCCCTTTTTGCATCTTCTAAGGATTTTGCTTGCATGAAATCCATGCGACCATCAATCACGGACTGCCATCCTATCTCATCACCGCAGTAAACAATACTTCCAATAGTTACACTTCCGTAATAAGCGACTATGTTTACTTGTTTTTCCCAATCACTTTGTTCTGGTTCAACCTCTTTCCATTCCATTGTGCACATAGTTTTCCTTTCCTCCAATTCTTCCTGACTGTATTTCCGATAGCTGATTCCGTAATTTGTGAATCCACCGGATTGATATGTTATGCATCGTGACATTTCATACCCCTCTTTCAGTTTAGTCAACTATGCCTCTTTGCATACTGAAAACGTGTTTGAGCAGGTTTTGTACCTTCTGAATACAAGTAGTTTCGGAAGGTCGAATAATAAAACCACGCTCTTATAAATCTGAATATTCTCATTACTTATTACCTCACTTGAATTCTAAATGTTTTCAGCTAATCTCTCTCTAATATCCTTTATTTTCATAGCATATTCGATTCCCTTGTTAAGAATTTCTATTTGCTCGTCAATATCTCCTACGCATGAATATGATATTTTTCCATCTTTCGCTACGATAACTTTATTTCGTATATCATATAACTCATCATTTCTTTTGTACTTATAATACCTAATGATGAGCTCTGAAAATTTAAATACCCTATTGAGTAATTTTAATGCCAACCACATAAGAGCAACAATCATTGCGATAAGTCCAATGATAATCAAAATATCAAATAGAAAATTTTTTACTACATCCATTACTCCGCCTCCTCTAAATTCTAATTTAACTCCCTATTCTACCAAATCAATCCACCAATAAAGCCATGAAAAACACACATAAGTTCTTTTTTTCCGTGCGTATTTTTTAGGTACTATTATGATTGTTGGTAAAACCGTAAATGTATTTTTATTCCAATTTACTCTCATGCTATTCCTCCATTTCTCTAAAACTACCTAGGCAAACCGGAGCTGTCCGGTCATCCAAAGTTAAAACTTTCATATTGTGCTGCAGCATACAACCATGAGTCATGTTTGCATTTATACATATTTGCAAACACGGGTTGATAATTATTTAGTTCTTTATATCCACCAGAATCTATATGATTTCTTCTGTCCTCTTCAAATTTCTTAATTTCTTTCGCTTTGCCTATATGTTCATACATACTGCCGTAGCGATAGTAAATTTCTCCGTTTACAAGTGCAGCATAGAAATTTATAATTTCTCGATCATGGCAAATATATTTATATGCCACCACCTCTGTTGCATGAATATCTTTTCCCAGTATATGGTCGTTCTCTGCAAGATATCGCGCTGCCGCACTTTCTGCAGGTTCTCTTTCAGTAAAAACTACTCTACCAATCTGCGTATTCCATGTCACGTCTCTATCAAGATCATATCCCCGGTTGTTATGTCCGCAAGACCATGTTCTTTTTCCGACAATACATTCTTTTACATCTCCACGGATGACTTTATACACTCTCTGTCCCTCTGTGAGCATTACTGGCGGCTCATTTTCAGAATTCTCCGGTATAAGTAAATCCATTAAATTTATCTGCCCATCACATTCATAATTACCCAAATTTTTCATTCTCTTTTTTGAAACCTGGTACCCTTTATGCGCGCTGGTTCGGCTCCTTTCTTGACTTCATTTCTTTTTTTGATATACTATTTATATCGAAACACTTATTGTGTCGATTGGAAGTGGCGCATCAATCCTGATGAGATTATGCCTAGTATTTAGTGCAATACTAAGCAGCGTAACTGTAATTTACTTTTCCTTCTGTAAAGAGGTGGTACCCATGAAAAAACTTGAGACTGTAACAGCAATTTTTAATTCATTTTCTTGCAACTGTTTATCTTTCATTGGGATTTACGCTGCTACTTCCGCTAACAAGTATAACTTGCTGATGAGTTGGTGAAATTCCACCGAATAGCGGAATGCACTGGTGCATGTTAAAGCATGCACCTTTTTTATATCATCTGATCTAACGGCAAGCTCATCTGCCCTTTGCAGTTGTCCCCGATCGTCGTAGGATCCCATCCCACGCCGATATAGTCCAGGACTTTCGCCCATCCATAATCATTCCCGTCCTTATCCTTGCACATATGGAACATCAGATAATCCCACTCTTTCGGATTGCTCTCATACAACAGATCAAACCGATGTGGGCGTTTCTCCATGTGGATTCCAAAACCGCACATACTGCATCCGGTACGTTGTGCCTTAGTTGTATAAAGCGTTCCATCCGGCTTTTTCTCAATCGTTCCGTAGATTTCCGGTATAATGCTGTCTGGCATTTCAAAACTTTGAGATAATTTTCCTTCTTTCAAAAGTTTCTCATGATATTTTTCTTTCAGTCCGGCTTTCCACAGTTCGTCCATTTCCAGTGCGAGTTTTAAAATGTCCTGCCTATGGAAGATTGCAAATGGTGCCGATCTGATCGTAGATGCTCCAAAATAATTACATCCGTTCATCCGCAGGCTCTTGGCACGTCTGCCACCTTCGGATGCCATCAGTCCCAGATACGGCACACTGTTATGCTCTTTTCCCCAGTCATCACAATTTTTCTCTTTAAGGTAATAGCAGCACTTCGAAGATACAAGAAAATCTGGCTTCTGATAATCACACCCTTCATTTTCGTTTTCATATCCACCGAACAGCTTTAACCATCTCTGTTTTAACTGCATTTTGGAGTTTTTCTGCCATCCGCCATATTCTCCGGTCTCCCCAGTAATAATCGCATGGCGGACAGTTTTATTTTTCTCTGACGGATTTTGTAACAATTCTATCTTGGCAGCCACTTCCTTTGAAATGACCGGAAATCCAAATTCCTGTATGACCTTTGGTTTCGTCCAATAAGTACCATCATCTCTTTTCAGTGGCGGTACATTTATTATTCCAAGAGCCTTATGTACTCTCTGTATGCTCTTGTCTTCCAGTGTAGATGCACTGACTCCTGGTGCATCAATTCCGCATACCTCATGTAAAAACAGGTATAAGATTATACTGTCAAGTCCACCGACCGAAACATGGTAATTGAGCAATCTTCCGTCACATTCATTTGCGAACTCTTCTGCTCTGATCTGTGCATATTTTCTTTTATATTCATATGGCTGCTTTTCTTTCTGCATAAATGATGCAATCTTCTCATATGCTCCGATCCGCTCCATTCTTTCTTTTACTGATTCCATTTTTTTCTCGGAGTAAAGAGCTCTTTCACGCTGGCCAGCAAACCTCTCACTCCTTTCGATTTACTTCAAAATTTCATCTAAGCAGGCATTCCAGCCTTTATCAAATCTTCCATTATCACAATAAGCAGGATGATTTGCTTTCTCCGGCAGTTCCCGAAGTGGACACCAATCTGGTTTTTCGTATGTTTCAGAATCAACAATTCTTGATACTTTCATAGCCTGGCAACTGTCAATACCTGCATCCGCGTTACAATACAAAAAGTTGCAACCAAAACATGATTCTGGCATATCCATAACTAATACTGCTTTAGACATCACCCCCACCTCCTATTTTTTATACACTCTCCATGCTTCAAAGCTATTTCCTTTAGGTACATCGCAAAGCCAATACGTTGTACGTGTTTCTCCATCTTCATCAGTTCCAAAACCATAATAAATATAGGCTTCTTCTACCGTTAATTCGTTTACGTTACACCCATATTCTTCCGCGCCAATTTTTAAAGCTTCTTCCTTGTTGTATTTACTCGCATTGAAACCAAGTGAATCGTCGTCTCCGCAAAAACAGTCATAATCAAATTTACTCATATTCTCACACTCCTTCCGGCTTCTCGCATCGTTCAAATTCAATCACCCACACCCAAGGTGAGGCATTCCAACCGTAGCGGTCAAGATCGGACTTCTTGATGGTAGAATCCCAGAGTCTTGAAAAAGCATATCTTTTTTCTTCTCCATTCAACACATGAGGATATTCCACCTCTACACCCTCTCTGCAAATCTGCTCCGATGTGATTTCCTGCAACCGCTCCACCCTCACATCCGTAACCTTAAGCCAGATACGTGCCGCTTCTTTCGGCATGTGGATTGACGGATGCCAAGTGCCTCTCCAACCTTTAGGTCGAAGTTCTCCATCAGCTTTGTAATAATAGATGGTATGACCACGCATATGACCTGCTTCATTGACTGGAAGTCCGCACCATGTTTCCCGAACATAAAGTATATCGCCCGGCTGATATGGCGGCTTTGCATACTGAATAGAACCACCGTATTCATCAATGCCAAATCCAAAGCATCCTGCCTTTTTCTTTTCTGTACTGTCGGTAACAAAACCGAGCGGGTATGTATGCTTTTCATCTGGTTGGGGTTTTACCAGCCGCCGGGTGCAAGTCTTTCTTCCGTCCAGAATTGCCCGAACCATTTCTGTATTGAATAAAATCGGTTTAATTGACATCTACTCCACCGCCTTTCACGATCTCGATTGCTTTACTAATAAGGCATACCATGCAGTCCGATGCTCTACATTCTTCTCCAAAACAATCTTTGTTCACTGGTGATGTCATTATTTTTTCAACTTCTTCCAACTGCTCCACAACCTTGTCCGGGTCGTAGGCGGTCTGGATTTCATCAAACGCATCTATAATCAGATTTGCTTTAATGTTATCCGGCTCGTCCGAAAGAATGTCATATACTTCTTCCATAAATTCGTCCCTATTTACATCTGCATCAATCAATCTTCCCATCGTTCGCCCTCCTGTTCCAATCTGTAGTTGCTTTCGTTCGCTCGTCTTTCCCTGTTCTGATGCCTCCGTCCTGATCCATGTACATCTCACATTCATAGCTTTTTGGAAGTTCTGTTCCGCATTTCATACATCTGATTTTGAACATTACCACAACAGCCGAATGTGATGACTTATTTGTAATGTTAAAGAACATTGCGTTTCCACCGCAAAACGGACATGGCTTAAGTCTTTCACTCATTCTTCATCACCCCAATCAATTTTTCTTAAACAATTTGGACATCCATAAGGTTCTTCTACTTGATGCCCACAATCTGGACAATAACCAACATGTTCTTTATGTTTCTGGTATCCAAAATAACTATTCGTTACATGCATTGGTTTCTTTGCTGTCTGTTTCTCCATCGCCGCCCGGCATTCTTCCACCGTTCCGATTGTTCGGTACTGCTTCAGATATTCCAACCATTCAGCAAGTTGCTCATGCTCGTTTGCACATATAGTATTGCCATATGTAATGGCTTCTTTATCAACCGATTCTGGAATATACGCATTATCTTCGATTAGTCTTGCTGACATCTTTTGGCATTCAGCTACTTCTCTTGCGTGTGATATAGCTTCATCAATTGTCATAGTCACACCTCCAACAGTTCCGGGTTATCAATCATGTTGCCGATCACTTCAAAATTCTCTGAATCAAAATCATCCAGTTCCTCGTAGTAATCACAGCCCGGCTCATTCGTACACCATCCGTTTTCATGCCACACGACACGCTTTCTCGTCTCATCTTCTGGAAACTCAACGTCGATATGCCCTGAAAGAATATCATTCTCAAAAATCCGTCTGCCGCTTTTATCATTAAGTCCTGTGCACTGGCAAATAGTTGATGGGTCTATCTCGTAAACAGCTTTTTTACTTGCGAAAACCGGTTTAAAAATAAGCGGTCTTCCTGCAAGTTCATAATAACTACCAGACATCCATTCTCCGTCATCAATGCACTTTCCGCGGAATAAATATCTATCTTCCATCCTTTTCCTCCATTTCTTTCAGCTTGGCTTCGGCTTCCTCACGGGTAAAGAATACCGATTTATTAATTTCGCAAATGCTGCAATGTTTAGCTACGCTTTCACGTATGTAGTACGCCTTATCACTGCAATTCTCGCAAAATCCTCTAACACACATTCCAGACCGATTACTTTTGTTTTTTCCGCAACAATACTCGATGGAATACACTGGTGCATCTTCACTGATTGGCAACCGCAGAAGTAATCCCTGCTCTTCGGCATCCTCATAGTCAGCTAATTTTTCTGCGGCTGATATATAGTCATGTTGCTTTACCCATACACCAGATTCTCCATCTGGAACATTATCGATTCTTTCTGTTAATCTCTCCATGCTATCCCTCACTTTCTGCCTTAAGCCAATCCAAAACACATGATTTGCAAGCCTCTTCAGGATGATAACACTCCTCTACGCCCATGTGTTCTATGCAACTTCCAAATAATACTTCTGCCAACTCCTCATCCGTCATACTTCGGATCCGGTCTGCATTGGTATGTGGTGATGTCATAATTTCAAAGCATTCATTTCTCCAAGCTAAAACATTTTCAAGCTTGTATGAGCTGTAGCCGACATTATAATGATTCTCTCCAATTTTCTTGTACTTGATTTCATAATACGGATCTTTATCCATCATTGTTACGATAATTTCTAAGTCTGAAACCTTAATACGTTCACCCTTTGGTTTCTTCGCCATGCTCTTCATACACTCCATCATATTTCTACCTCACTAAATCTAATCCTCATTTATGTAAAACTCATTTCCATGTCTGCTGTACCCAAAGCAAAGGCTTCCATCATCACAAATTAATGCCAGTTCTAAGTCGGATAATTGCGTGTTATTTTTAATAACCTTATATGTCGAACGATATATATCAGGTTTACAGTCTAAGACAATGTCATAATCATCAAGATTATCAACTTTATATCTTGAAATTCTGTATTTTTCCTTTAATTCTTTATAAATTGTGCTGTTCATGATTGACTTTTCTCTCTCATTTTCAGTAAAGGCATATGCTGGATAAATTCTCTTTTCAATCTCCATATTATTTTTCTCCTATCTCACTAAATCCGTCATTTCAACTGTACCTTTCTCTTTCTGCCTTTCTTCTCAAACTTGTCGCACATCCCAATCGGGCATCCACGCCTTAATCCGGTCTTTGAATAATATCCACACGTAATCTCTGTGTCTGGCTGTGATTGTATGAATATTTACATTTCCGGCAGTATTTTACGCTTGTCTTTGTCATTTCTCCCATGTTAATAATCCTTATTTCGCCGCTTTTCCTGTTACAATATCCCAATTTTCATCCTCAATAAACTGATTCCGAATAATCTCATCCGTCAGATAGTGTTCCTTACTCTTTGGCTGCTTGCGCCAATAGGAATCAATGTAATAGGCAACCCAATTCATAAATTCCTCAATTTTGGCATTTGAGAAACGGTAAGAATCTTTTAATGTCGGAATTGTCAGATACATTGTAGCTGCCAGTGCGCTTTCGATATTCCGATCTGCGCCAAGCACTGCCCGTCCATTTTTTATATCTGCCATATACAATTTTTTTGACATTGGGATTGATTTTACCCACTTGACCACATCAATTTTCTTTTTACGGCAATACTCCATCATGCTCTCGCTCGTTACCGCTTCGTCATCATCGTCCTGCCAAGATTTCCGACGTTCAACGGTTTTGCTATAAAAATTCGTGATCTGCTTAAACGTCATATCAAACTTGTCATACAAAATGGCTGTAAAAATATATCCCATGTGATTCGCGATATTATCTCCTAACTGACATTTTGCTAATTCCTGCTTATAAACACTCGACGGAATTAGCCTCTGTCTCTGCTGTACGTTATGCATTTGTTCACCTTCCTTGTATTTTTTATTTTATATTTCCACCCGCCATCATCTTTTCAATGATTTCCTCCTGCATCCGCTCTGCGATATGATCCCGGACTGATTCTTCTGGAAATGCGATCTGATATGTCCGCTCCTTGATCCGGTTCGTGATCCGGTCATCGTAGGATAGTTTGTCCAGCGGATCATTACTCGTGAAAATCGTTACCTTCTGGTTTATGTACCGCTCATTGATGATCTGATACATTTTGTCATTTATCCAGTCCGCTGGTCTCTCCACTCCGAAATCATCAATTACAAGAATGTCTGTGGTGTAAAGTGCGTCTAAAAGCTGGTTCTCACTGTATTCTGTATCTCTCCGCCATGTATTCTTAATCTCTTGCAGGATGGTCAGTGATACTGCAAATTTGACTGTGTATCTTTTCATCAGTTCATTTGCAATCCCGGCAGCAATCCTCGTCTTACCGCTTCCCTTTGTCCTCGACCAGATATACAGTCCCATGCCTCTTTCCTTCTGGCTCTCAAAATCATCCAGATAGGTTTTTATGATTTTACAAGCATCTGACACCATCTTTTTACTTTCCTGCTTCCTGTACACATCCATTCGAAACGATCTCAGATCCATCCCACGGAATGCCTCCGGTATATCTGCGAATCGCAACCGCCTTGACATGACCGCTTTCTCACGGCACTTACACGGTACTGCTATTTCAACTCCGTCTTTTATTTTCAAGATCCACTCCCGACCTTCGCAAATTGGACACACATCAGAATCCTTGGAAGTCTCCGGTGTCTCCGCATTCCTGCATAAGTTCGTTGAGTGATTTTTCATGCGTTCCAGTATCTCTTCCAACTGGTCCATCGTTCTCTCCTTTCAGATACTGCATAAACAAATTTTCTTTCAAGAAATTCTCTGCATTTTTAATATAACGATCAGGTGTCCTTTTCTTTTGACAATCAACAGCGTAATTTTGTGCAGCCATTATCAGATCATCTTCCGTTACACCAGCCAGTACCGCATTGCAATATTCTGTTTCAGCAAGACAACCAGTACACCGTTTCGGATAGGCTGCGGCAAACTCTCCGAATTTTTCCAAGGGGGATATAGGGGGTGTGTTTCTTCCCTTCTTTCCTTCTTTCTTTTCTTCTATTGTTGTCGTTAGTTTGTCGTTAGTCTGTCGCTTGTCTGTCGGTTGCTTGTCATTCTGCTTGTCGGTTGTCTGGTATAAATCGTATTTAACTACTGTAAATACGCTAAATTTGTTTGTCGTTTTGCTTGTCACTTCGCCTGTCTTTTTCAAATGCGAAATTGCTGTGCGAATTTCACGGTCTGTAAGCCCTGTTTCGCCCGACAGTTTCCCGATGGACGAGACAAACGATCCACGTGGAATCGTTGTCCCTTTGAAATTTCCATCCTTCCAATTGGCTTTCAGCAACATATGGATAAACAGCCGGGTTGTATTAATGTCTGTGTACCACTCCCAATCCAGAAGTCCACGGCTCAGTTTTATGTAGTTGCCATCCACCAGATCACCCCGTTTCCAATTCCGATATTGTCACTTCTGTACGAGGATGCCATTTATCTACATCCACATAACTCCCATCAGTGGAAACAATGATTTTACAGTTATCATCCTTAAGGATCTCGTAATGTACCAGAATGTCATGCAATGCCTCATGCAAATTTGTCAGATCAACTCTTCTTCCAGTTGGCATATAATACACAGCTTTTACATTCACAGGGCTTTCAATGGTCTTTATATCTGGCATATATGCCCTGCATTCCTTTTCATACTTCGTGTAGGCTTCGGATGGGATGATAAATGGCCTGCCGCTCCCGGTAAATACAATCCTCTGGCTGTTCTTTTTTGTGATCGGCTTTAACGGTATTGTAAATTTATACTCCATCGACATCCTCCAGATTCAGTTGCGCATTACTGTCTTTGATTTCTTCTGCCAGTACATACGGTGGTTCATAGTTTCTTACGATCTCAATAGCGATATTTTTCTGGTTTCTGTGGATGCAGTTATATTTACTTACCTCGAACTGTCTTTTTAATTCCCGGTAAATATCCGAATACACCTTTCCACGGATGGAACTGTCATGATATGCATTGCTGTTCTTACCGCCCAGACAATCAATCACCCGCTTATTTACTTCAGCTTTCACATCATCTGCATCCGATGGAAGCAATGGCAACGTTTCTTTGAAATCCTGCAAATCTCTGTTGATTGCATCCACTTTGCTATCTACTTCTTTAAGAGCTGCAAACTCCATTTCCAAAAGTTGCATTGGAGACTTCGGTTTCTGGATCTCATCTTCCATCTCATGGAAACGGTTGATGTATTTTGCGGTAAACTCTGTACCTTTTACTCCAGTGAGTTTGTGGGCGATAAATTCGCAGCCTTTCTTCGTGACCATATAACACGGTCTTTCCTGTCCTTTTTTATCCAGATATGTATTCTCTGTAAAAAATTCAACGTGGGAAATATTCCCCTCGTTAAATTGAGATGTATATCTTCTGATATCTTTCATTAAATCGTTATGTGGTTTTCCAACCATATCAGCAACTTCCAATGATGTAATTGTTTTCTGTTCTAAATTCAAAACTTCTCCTTTCTCCCGGTACATGACAGCACCGGGAAATCATGGCTCCCAATAATCGTGATATATTATTTTCTGCATGAATAGGTTTCTTTCTGCCGTCTGGCAAGGTGTTCCAACCCTATAAATCCTTTACAACAATTCCATAGACCTTATACATCTCTCTGAACCGGATCACTCCAAGGCTGTGTGCCAGTGTGTGGTGTTCTCTGCACAAACAGATTTTTTTATAACTGGAATCATCTACTTTTGTCCTGTCATTACCCATTCCGATTGCATCCTCATGATGAATCTCTCCATCTTTTCCACAGATCGCACATTTTTTATGTACTAGACAGTAGTAAAGGTATCTTCCTATATCATCTGTGCGCTCTATTACATTGTCTGAAAGCGGTATCCCCCATTCCAAGCAAAATTCAATCAGAAAGCTAATAAAGTCTCTTGCTGTATCCATTGAACAATTTGAAAGACTGATATGTTCTACTCCTGTTCGCACTGTATATTCATTCTTAAGTCTTTCTTTCGCTTCTTCTGGTAAATATCCGGTCCAGTCTGCAATATCCCCTATCGTTGCATATGCCTTTTTTCTCTGTTCTGCTGATATGTGTCTGCCATCATCAAACCGGATCTCAGCATTTCTAATTTTCTTTCTTTGGAACATGTCCCCAAGCTTCAGATCTGGAACAGATACAACCAAATCTGTTCCGTCTTTCTGCTCTCGGTATTGGTTAATCTTTACAAGCGCATGCATTATGCATCACCCTTTTTTCCGGAATTTGCTGCAATCGTGACTTCAAGTTTTCTCATGCATTTATTCCACTGATTAATATCAAGTTCCTGTAATGTATTTACATGAAACAGCTCAACAATTGTATCCATTGATACATCCGCTTCTTTCAGTTTTACGAGTAGAACCTGATATTTCACATCATCAATTTTCTGAGACGGATATTGTTTAAATACAATGTTCATCTCCTGATCTACAATTTCCAATTCATCAATTTTGCCATCCGAGGAATATTTAATAAGATTTACAAAAAACTTATCTCTTGTAGAAGATTTTCCATTATTGTCTGTTTTAATATGACAATTGGCTGCCGGAATCCATATAAAAGGTGCCGTATATAATTCTCTTCCAATTCCATGCTTTACACATGCCCTCTTAAATGCATCCGATGCTCGTCCCTTTTCTTTTGCTGTATAAGATGCAGTTCCTACATCCTCTTTAGAAATCCACATCTTCTTTTCGTTGTCCCATGCAGAAATAATGCAATATAAATCTCCATCGATTACTTCATATCTGTCCTGCCATCCGAGCGCTCCATATTTTTCATCAAGCCTTTTTTGTCCATCTCTGGAAGTGACATACAACAGCAAAGACAATCCTTTTTCTGAAATCTGCTGAACTCTGCAACTGATTTCATTTGCATTTAAAAAATTATTTTCCATTATCTTGCCTCTCAATCTTCGATATAAACTCTCATATCATCCAGGCAGCTATCGCAATAATAATCTCCTCTAATCTGTACTGCTGTATCATCTTGGATGTGTTCACCGCAACATATACATTTTGGTCTACGCTCAAGCCATTCGCCTTGACTCCGATCTCTGTCTTTCCACAAATCGTAACTATCATTCATATCTGTGAGAAAATCCCTCCCCATCATCGTCTGTGTTGGTAATCAGCTTCCTTGTGCCATACACGAATTCACCATGAATACTTCCGTCGGTATGCCATGAGACTTCACCGGCTTCTATGCCTAAATCTTCCAGTGTTCTTTCAAATTCATCCAGTGCATCCTTGAGTATTCCTAAATCCTTCCATGTCAAACTAGGCGCTGCCATTTAAAAATTCCTCCATTTCCATCTGTCTAAAATCTGTAGATAAAACCATGCATCTGACCGATTTATCTCGCTGCTGCTTCATGTACTGCTCGTCCCGGCATTCTTCACACATGTTTCCTTCGCCGGGATCTAAACTGCATCCACAGATTCTGCATTTTCTGTAAAACATAAAATCACGCTTTCCAAAAATTTAACTACGTGTTACAATAAACGCAGAAATACTTTTGTATTCCTACGGTAAATAGCACCTGCGTTCGCCAAAACATTTAGGGTGCTATTTTTTTGTCCTCAAATTCTCCAAGGAACTCTACATCAGCGTCAAGCTTGTCCTTCTGGTGAATAAAATATGCTTTCTGCTTCTCTTTCCGCTTTTTCTCTCGTGTCTGTTCCACATCCATAATCGCAACTCCCATAAGTGCAACCAAAGCTCCGAGTGCCATAGCGATTAATAATAAGATGTACTTTTCACCATCCGCATCGAGCATTCCGCAAAGAAACATAATTCCAAGCCCTACCGCTATAAATACTTTACTGATCTGCTTCATTTTCCACCTCCTCGTTGTCTGCTCTTGGTTCGATACCTAGAAACTTGTCCAGCTTTGCCCGGAAGATAAAATACTGATAATTCTTAACCTTCGAGGTTGGCTTTATCACGCTTCCGAGATCCCATCGCCCGGTTTTCATCTGCCGTCTGAGGTATTCCACGTTGCATCCAATCTCGGCAGCGGCTTCTTTTACTGTTAAGCGTTGGCTCACTCTCCATTACTCCTTTCTAAAATTGTTCATCGGTATTTTGAATTTGACCTCAAATTCCCTGTCGACATTGCCCAGTTAAGTGCTTGTTCCGGATTTGTTCTCTTTGACATTCCTCAAGACGTTTTACAAAGCCTTTCCACTTCTTTGAATTTTCAAGTTCATTCCACTCGTGGTCAGGCACAGAAAATTGAACTAAAACCCGATCAGATTGAATGGTTGTAGAACTTGCATATCCAACTTGCGGTGCAGGATATATAGGTGCTCTGTAACTGTTTTCTACAGCTACTTTATTTCTTCTATGAAACATGTTTTCTATCTCTCCCTTCTTTTGTTATTCTTACGCACATGGTACAATCTCCTTACAGGACGCTGCAACGTCCGAGTATATAAGAAAGGTGGTTTCGTGCGTATGTCTCTTTACGAAGAACTTTCTTTGCTTTATGTAAAGAAAAATGCGACTCCGGGAGATTCTCCCGAAAAATTACTTGCCATGTATCGCGAAGCGTTTGATAAGATAACAAAATGCGATAAAGAGCATGGCGGCAAAGCATTTTCTTTTGAATAATTCTTTGCTAATTAGAACCATAGCCTTTGAATTCTTGCTCAATGCGTTCGTGGCTGGGTACGTGTTCTTTGAATCCTCTGTTAACAACTCCAACTGTTGGCGGAGGATTTCTATTTCTGTTCTTTTATTCATCCTATATCTCTCCTTTCATATTATTTTTTGCTTACATTTCTTAATCTGTCTTTACTTCGCCTTTCTTATGTTTCTAAGTTGATTTTCGCTTATCAAAATGTTAAAATTTTTATGCCACATCATACGGAAAGGCTTTCAAAGGAAAATCTCGCCTTTAGAAGGGGGTGGCATATATGACTTCTCTTTCTGAGAAAGCTTTAGAGATTCTTCAAGCCAATACGGAAAAAACAGAATTTTCAAATTCTTACCTAATCAAAAATGGTTTTTCCGATGCAACCGCCAAAGTTGCTATCAATGAGCTTGAAGCGGAAGGTTATATAGTTATCAGCCGTACTTATATAAGCGGCAATGTAGTTTTTGAACTCATATAACCCATATAGTCCTGAGTGTTCCAGCACTTGGGACTATTTTTCTGTCCTACTTATTGGACTGTTGTTGTGGTAATTATTTTGACGGAATGGTTTTCCGCTCATTTTCAAACTTAATAAGATCTTCCTCATAAACTCGGTATTCCCTCCCTAGCTTGATTGCATTAAGTTTTTTCTTGCGAATCCATTCCCATACTGTGATAACCTTGACTTTGTATCTCTCTGCAACTTCATCACAGGTATACATTTTAGACAAAAATATCCCTCCTTTTTGTATGTTATTTATACTTGTGTTTACTTCGGTTTAGTGATATAGTTTAATAAAACGAAATATATTTATAACACTTACGAAGTAGTTCGTTGAATCGAATTTTACTTGGTCGTTTGCTTCGGTTCAATTAAGTATATTTGTACTATAGCACCGATTACTTCGGTTGTCAATAAGTATTATTACGTTTTTGCAAAGTATTTTAATTTTGTGAAAGGTGGACAACTAATGTATGAGATTTTTGAGCAATTATTACAATCTAACGGAATAAGTGCTTATAAGTTCTGCAAGGAAACAGGTGTTTCCCAATCAACGATAAGTACTTGGAAAAAGAAAAATTCAAAATGTGGAATGGATTTGGCAAGCATAGTTGCAAACTATTTCAATGTAACTATTGATTATTTAATGAATGGAGATGTCCATAAGCAAAACGATAGCAATAATGAGCTTTCAGCTAAAGACGAACGAGACATTGCAAAAGACATGGAAAACATTCGACAAAAATTAATGAGCGGTGCAGATGGACCTCTCTCTTACGATGGAGAGCCGGTGCCGGAAGAAGACGCTGAACTATTACTCGGTCAAATCGAGTTAATGATGCGCAGATTAAAACCTATTAATAAAGAGAAGTACAATCCTAATAAGAATAAAAAGTAGGTGCTACATAATTGAGAAAAGACATAAAGCAGTTAGTAAATTATTACGTAAAAAAATTCAATACGAGAAATCCATACAAGCTTGCAGAGTGTCTGAATGTAGAAGTCCAGATCGGCGAGCTTGGAAGTCAAGCCGGATGCTACATGTTTCTTAAGAACCACAAATGCATCTTTCTGAATGAGGATTTGGAAGAAAATGAGATGCGCCTTGTCATGGCTCATGAGCTTGGACATGCTATCATGCATCGAAAAGAAAATTGTTATTTTATCCGGAATAAAACTCTCATGCTCACATCAAAATTAGAAATTGAAGCAAACACATTTGCAGCAGAGCTTCTGATCCCGGATGAAATCATTTTTGAGAACCGACAAACTACTACCGAGCAGCTTTCCAGGTTGCTTGGATATGAACAGGCTCTTATAGAGCTTCGATTAAAAACTTTTTGAAAAATAGGAGGATTTTTGTTATGCCATTATTAGTCATTATTATCTTATTAATCTTAGCTTGGTTTTTGTATAAATTAATATACTATAGAAGCAATTCATTTATTGAATTGAAAAACAAAATTGAAAAATATACAAAAGACTGCAATGACCTTAATGATCATATTTATGAATTAAAAAGAACCCACATAGGAATAGATCAGCTAGATTATGGAAAAGCATCTTATCAAGATGCAAGTAATTACAATTACAAGCGTCCGGAATTGAAAAAACAGGTTTTTGCACCAAATATTTGTAACTGTTCAAGAAGTGTTTGCGATTCAGCTCGAAAGCAACCATTTAAATATGTATGCAAATATTTTAATATTAAGAGCACCGAGGAAAACCTTGAACAATTTGAAAATATGCTGAATAATTTTGAAGCTGCTGAAAATGGTAAAAACTTATTGGTAAATGAAAAAAACAACATTATCAATGGAATCAGTTCCGAAATCCCATTTTTGATTAAAACATTTGACAAAAAAAATTTAGAGAAAAAACTCGGTTTCGAACCTATTGATTTAAGCACAATTTATTTTCCAAAGTACATATTCAAATACACAAGTTCTGGTGGTAATGCCGCAACACAATGTGATGTCGTTTTCAACCTTGATAATTTAAACCGGTTTGTGGTTTATCTGTCAGAATTAGTAAAATTCAAAAAAAGTGCTGCTGGACAAAGAGCTTTAATGACAAGTAAATTAAGAAAAAGTATTTTGGAACGTGATGGATACACCTGTCAGAAATGTGGTGCTTCACAAAAAAATGAACCAAACCTATTACTTGAAGTAGATCATATTGTTCCGATTTCAAAAGGTGGTATCACATCTGTTGAAAATTTGCAAACATTATGTTGGAGATGTAATAGATCCAAAGGAAGTAAATTAGATTTTTAAATATAAAATTGCCCCTAGTACCGTAATACCAAGGGCAATCCTTCTGAATGATACAGAAGTTCTCACAAAACGTATTGTATCATTCGGAGCAGCCAAATGCAAGCGGAACACCTGTTCTCTGCTGGCTGTTATTTTTATACCCAAAATCAGAAAGGATGGTACATATGGCACGAAGAAAGAAACACCAGAAGCTCCCGAACGGATTCGGATCAATAAAATATCTCGGCAAAGGACGCTATAAACCGTATGGCGTATACCCACCAGTAACTGAATACACCTCAAAAGGACCTGTCGCACCGAAAGCTCTCGCCTACGTTGAGACATGGGATGAAGGTTATGAAATTCTGGCAGCACGTAAGCTGGAAAACGAGGGAAAAATCAAAATACAGAATGGCGTTTATATTGACCGTACTCCAACCTTTAAAGAAGTATATGAGGATTTCTATAAAGAGAAGTACCGTAATGAGCTACGTAACGGAAATAAAAAGACTTCTTCCATGTCTTCAACGCAAGTAGCGTTTAAAAATTCTTCTGCTTTACATGATATACAGTTTGGTCAAATTAAATATAAAGACTTACAGGATGTTCTTAATGCTTGTCCTCTTAAACATTCCTCTCTGGAATTGATTGTGTCTCTGATGCACCAGATGTACAAATACGCAATTAAATACGACATAGTGGATAAAGACTACTCTTCTGCTTTATTTATTCCTATACCAGACGATGATGAAAGTGGGGTGCCATTCACTGATGAGGAATTAAAAATATTGTGGAAAAATAAAGATGATTTCGTTGTCCAAATGCTATTAATCATGTGCTACAGTGGATATCGTATCAAGGCCTTTACAAATATGGAAACTAATCTGGATGGAAAATATTTTAAAGGTGGAGTTAAGACAAAAGCCAGTAAAGAAAGAATTGTTCCTATTCATTCTTGTATTTTCGATATGGTAAAAGCTAGATATAATGGTAAGAATCTGCTT